CCCGATTGATTATAAACTTGAACACCTTAAAAAATCTGTCTAGTTTAGTGTTGACATACCAAATATTGATTCTACAACCTTAAAAGCTCTGCAAGAATTCTCCTCAGCTGTCGATGCATATCAGAAAAACCTAAAATCCTATAATCAAACAGTTAGAGAAACCTCAACAGTAATTAAGAATGCTGACGGATCGGTTGAAAAACTCACCCAGCAATATAAGAAGAATGGTGAAATACTTCAACGCGAAACGAAAATAATCAATAATCGTAATACAGCATTAAAGCAAGAAACTCAAGAGGTTAACAAGCTTACACAGGCCACTGAGAAACTAGGACAGGTTCAAAAAAAGACTGTGCAGAGAAATCTGCAAGGACAACCAACAAAGGTTGTGCAGAAAAATCACCACGGATTCGATGATATTGTTTATACAACTGATCCTAAAACTAATTCGACCTCTTCAAAAACTACAACTAATTATGACCAACAAAGGAGAGCAATTGAGCAGCTTAAGCAAGATTTAGAGAAGCTTAGACAGCAAGGTATTGTTACTGATACGACCATCTCATCTCTTGGCCGAAAAATAAACACAGCTCAATCCGCTCAACAAATTGAAGCACTGCAAAATAGGATAAGGATGTTAGATGATAAATCTGCGGCAGTTGCGAAGAACAATGAATTAAAGAAAACCATTGAATTATATCAGCGACAGGCACAAGTAAATGTTCAAAACCTAAATACACGGTATGGCAGTTCTATGGGCTCTAGTAATAGACAAGCTACTCAAGATTATTTAAATGCAGTAAATAGTCTTAATCTAAGTGCCGGCGGTAGTAATATCAGATCTCAAATGCAAAGCTTGAACATGCAATTCAGGGAATTAGCTTCAAATGCTCAAACAGCGTCTAGTCAAGCCTCGTCTTTTGGTGCGGAGTTAACTCAAGCTTTCAAAAGTATGTCGACATATTTGATCTCCGGTTCTTTGTTCTATGGTGCTATATCTGGGCTCAAGGAAATGGTATCTCAGGCGGTTGAAATTGATACTCTAATGACAAACATCAGACGTGTAATGAATGAGCCTGATTATAAGTACAATGAGCTACTCGAGGAATCAATAAACCTAGGTGACACCCTTTCAAATAAGATCACTGACATACTCCAAATGACTGGCGATTTCGGACGTATGGGTTTCGATGAAAGTGAACTGTCTACGCTTACCAAAACCGCTCAGGTTCTACAAAACGTCTCAGATTTAACTCCTGATGATACAGTTAACACTTTAACTGCCGCAATGTTAAACTTCAATATTGCAGCTAATGATTCTATATCAGTCGCAGATAAGCTAAATGAAGTAGATAACAACTACGCTGTAACCACTCTTGATCTAGCCAACTCAATTCGAAAAGCAGGAAGTACTGCTTCTACTTTTGGTGTTGAATTAAATGACCTGATTGGTTATACTACAGCAATCGCAAGTACTACCCGTGAATCGGGAAACATTGTTGGTAACTCATTAAAGACAATTTTTGCACGTATCGGGAATAATGATAGCTCAATTAAAGCCCTAGAACAGATTGGCATTTCTGTGAAAACAGCTAGTGGCGAGGCTAAATCTGCTACTGATTTAATTAATGAGTTAGCAGACAAATGGAATACCCTCAGTGATGCTCAAAAACAAAATACCTCAATAGGTGTAGCGGGCATTTATCAGCTTTCTAGATTTAATGCCTTGATGAATAATTTCTCCATATCACAAAATGCAGCGACCACTGCAGCTAATTCCGCAGGAAGCGCTTGGAGTGAACAGCAGAAATACGCTGACAGTTTACAGGCAAGACTAAACAGGCTGTCAAATGCATTTACAGAAATGTCGGTTGCCTCAAGTGAAGCCTTCATCTCTAATAGCATTGTTGTTTTTGCAGATGCACTTAAAGGATTAATGCAAACAAGTGCTCAAATTACTAAAACAGTCGGGCTCCTCCCTCAAGTTTTTGGTTCTGCGACAACTGCAATCCTGCTTTTCAACACATCTCTTCGTACAGCTACTATCTCAACTGGAATGTCTGCAATATCAACCCTAAAAAATCTGGTCTTAAACTTTAATGCTGTTGGGATTGGCGCAACCACAGCTTCAGCTAAAACTGCAATTTGGACTCGAGTGGTTAATGCTTCAAGCGTTGCGATGAGCAACCTAAAGAAAGTAGCAATCTCTACAAGCGCGTTTTTAGCCGGCAGTTTTCTCCCTATGGCAGCCATGGTTGGACTCGGCGTGGTTATTGAGAAGTTAATTTCTTCTTACTCTGAGTTGAAACAAGCTAGAGAAGATTTTGAACAAGCGAAAACTACAAGCATTGAAGCAATTACAACCAATAAAGACGAAACTGATAAACTGATTAGCCAATACAAAGAACTGCAAAAGGCTAAAGATGGCGGGACTTTATCAGCCAATCAGGAGCAAGAATACCTACAAGTAACACAACAATTAGCACAAACATTCCCGAATTTGATCGCTGGCTATGATTCTCAAGGACAAGCAATCTTAAAGAAAAACCAAGCACTTAAGGATGCTATAAAGTACACTGAAGACCTTAGTAATCTAAACAAAAAAGACATTCAAACAGGTGCCAATAGCAACTTTAAGGAAAGCTTAAAAGACATTGATAAACTCAATGATAAGATTAAACAGTATAAGCAGATTGCCGATTATTATAAAAACGGCAAGAGCTGGGATATTTTCTCTTCTGAAAATGACAAAAAAAATCAAGGTATTAAAGCTGAACAAGATGCACTACGTACTGAACAAGAGCTATCCAGCTCACAAGCTAAAATTAGAGAGCAAGTGCAACAGACAATTGATGCCTTTAACTCAATAAAGATAAATCCAAATCTTTCAAGGGAAATATCTAACGCATTCGATAAAATTGACTTCAGCAAAATGAATGCAGATGAACTTGAGTCATTTTCAATAAATGTTTCGAAATACATGGAAAATATCCAAAAAGCGCTGCAATCGGGCAACAGAAACAATTTTGATTCCGCCTCTAAAAGCTTAGAACTGCTTGTTAATCAATATATGAGTGGGAAAGATAAAGCTAATGGTTTGGCTTTATCTTATGATGACCTTAAAACTGCCATTGACTCTACAAATGATTCAGCAAAAACTGCAAAAGTAACCTGGGATGAAAATGGTGAAGGTGTAGATGCACTAGGTGAGCAAGTCGGTAATTTATCTGACAAGCTCAAAGAAGCTAAAGGTGATTTTGAAGCAATTAAAGGAATCATCGATGATTTAGTTGAATCGAAGCAAAATGATGCTGCTATATCTGCCATTCAAAATGAAGCCTATGACACTATGTCTGACATCATCTCCCCTTTAAATAACCTCCTTGAAAAAATGTCTGAAGGTAAAAGCATATCTGCAACAGAAGCCATGAAGCTTATTCAGAAAGAACATGATCTTGCTGATGCAATTTCTGTTGAAAATGGTGTTGTGAAAATCAACAGAGATGCAGTTGTTAAGCTACGTGACGCCAAGCTAAAAGCGTACAGTGACATGCAGCAGTCTGTTAAGCAGGATCTAATAAATCAAGCTAATGCTTTAAACAAGAAGATTAATATGTATAAATCTGAAGTTAAAGCGATCAAAACTGTTCAAGATGCTTATAATTTGAAATCAGATCTTGAAAAACAAAAGCAGAAAATTCTTGAGGAAATGAAAAAAGGTAATGGCGGAGCAATTCAATACCTTCCTAAAACCCAAGAAGATTTAAATCAAGTTACTGACATTACTGATCAACTTGATGAACTTGATAAATTAGCTGATTTAGCCTCCTCTTCTCTATCAGAGACTGGTACATCAATGGAAGATATGTCTTCATCTGCAGAAAAAGCTTCAGAAGAAGTAAAAACTTCCATGTATGTTGTTGATAAATACAAGGAAGCATTAGAAAAAGTTAATGCTGAGATTGACAAGTACAACAAGCAGGTCAATGATTATCCGAAATACTCTCAGAAATATCGAGATGCAATTAAGAAGGAAATTAAAGCACTCCAGCAAAAGAAAAAGCTTATGCAGGAACAAGCTAAGCTGCTTAAAGATCAAATTAAATCCGGTAACATTACTCAATACGGTATTGTAACCTCTACAACTTCTTCTGGCGGAACCCCCTCCTCAACTGGTGGATCATATTCAGGCAAGTATTCAAGCTACATAAATTCAGCAGCTAGTAAATACAATGTGGACCCTGCCCTTATTGCAGCTGTAATTCAGCAAGAATCAGGGTTTAATGCTAAAGCACGATCTGGTGTAGGTGCCATGGGATTAATGCAACTGATGCCAGCAACAGCGAAAAGCTTAGGAGTAAATAACGCTTACGATCCTTATCAAAATGTTATGGGTGGAACAAAGTACCTCGCCCAACAGCTTGAAAAGTTTGGCGGTAATGTTGAAAAAGCATTGGCTGCATATAATGCTGGGCCTGGTAACGTAATTAAATATGGTGGTATCCCTCCTTTTAAAGAAACACAGAATTACGTCAAGAAGATCATGTCCAACTACAGCAAATCCCTCTCCTCTGCCACTTCTTCAATCGCCAGCTATTATACAAATAATAGCGCTTTTAGGGTAAGCTCCAAATATGGACAGCAGGAATCCGGTCTCCGCTCCTCCCCACACAAAGGAACTGATTTTGCTGCAAAAGCAGGTACAGCAATTAAATCTCTTCAAAGTGGTAAAGTCCAAATTGCTGGCTACAGTAAAACTGCAGGTAACTGGGTTGTTATTAAACAGGATGATGGAACAGTTGCCAAGTACATGCACATGCTTAACACTCCTTCTGTTAAAACAGGTCAATCAGTTAAAGCCGGTCAAACTATTGGTAAAGTTGGTAGCACAGGGAACTCGACTGGGAACCACCTTCATTTACAGATCGAACAAAATGGAAAAACAATCGATCCTGAAAAGTACATGCAAGGTATTGGAACATCTATTTCAGATGCGTCACAAGCTGAGGCAGAACGGCAACAAGGGATAGCCCAGGCTAAATCTGATCTTCTCTCCCTTCAAGGAGATATAGATTCAGTCAATGATCAGATTCAAGAACTTCAGTATGAACTAGTTCAATCCAAACTCGATGAGTTTGATAAAAGAATTGGGGATTTTGATGTTCGGATAGCTAAAGATGAATCAATGGCTAACCGATACACTTCTGACAGCAAGGAATTCCGCAAATACACCTCTGATCAGAAAAAAGCTGTTGCAGAACAAGCTAAAATCCAACAACAAAAAGTTAATTGGATTCAAAAAGAAATAAAAACAAATAAAGCATTAAACTCCGCTCAACGTGCCCAGCTTCAAGAAGAGCTTAAACAAGCCAAGCTAGATTTAATTTCTGTTCAAGATCAGGTTCGTGAGCTACAGAAGCAACTTGTCCAATCTAAAGTTGATGAGACGCTTAAGTCAATTGAAAAGTCATCTTCTAAAACCCAAGGGAAAATTAAAGATGTTGATAATAAAATTTCAATGACTGAAGAAGATGAGGACAAGGTTAAGTACTATAGCAAGCAGATAAAGCTCATTCAGCAACAACAAAAGGAAGCCAAAAAATATATCAAACAGCTTGAAGAGCAAAAGAAAGCTGCGAAAGGTTTCCCTGACATCCAGGAACAGATCACTGAAGAAATCGAAAACTGGAAAGATAAACAGAAAGATTTTAACCTTGAGCTTTATAACACCAAGAAGTCGATCAAGGATATCTATAAATCATTGGCTGATGAAGTTGTATCCATCTACAAAGAGATGTACGAAAAAATGCGGGATATTGAGTTAGAAGCCCATCAGAAAGCGACACAAGATAAGATTGATGAGATCGACAAAGAAGACGAAGAAGCTAAATATCAAAAGGAATTGAAGGAGAAAAACCAAGCAATACAGGAAACAAAAGATAAGATCAGTAAGCTTTCCATGGACAACTCCTCTGAGGCTAAATCACAAGTCAAAGACCTAGAGAAACAACTTCAAGAACAACAGGAGGCTTTGGATGAGTATATAAAAGATCGTAGCAACACAAAACGGAAAGAAGCCCTTCAAGATCAGCTTGATAAAGATGAAGAATCAATTAACAACAAGTACGATGACCTGGTAAATGATGAACGAGCATTCAAAAAGCTTGAAGATAAGCTTATGGATGGTAAAATCACTGATATCGCTAAACAGCTTAATGAATTCACCAAGTTCATTAACGAGAATATGAAGTCGATTGGGAAAAGTATTTCCAATAACTTGATTGATAAGCTTAAGGACGCTGCCAGTGCATTAAATACCGTTACAACTGGAAATACAACAGGTAAAAAGGTGTCATCATTTGCTTCTGGAGGATATACAGGCACAGGACTTGGAGCAGGAAAGCTTGCATTCTTACATGACAAGGAACTTATTTTAAACAAGACAGATACTGAAAACATGCTAGAAGCTGTAAAGCAAGTTCGTCAAACGTCTACTGATAACTCAGTAAAGACTGCCTCTAAATGGGGTCAACCTGGTAAAATTTCAGATGTTTTAAGTAAGAGTATCGCCCTTGTCACACCAACAATGAACGCTGCAGTTGCTGGTCAAACAAATTTAAGTAAAGGCTTAATTCCAACTCTTAAGAACTTATCGAAACCTACTGTATCCCCTTCTTCAAGGGATAGTTCACCTACATACAATATCCAAATAGACAAAATTGTTGAGACCATTTATGAATCGGGAAATCCACAAGAAACTGCAAATTTAATGTATAAACAATTTGTAAATGGTCTTAAAAATACTGGACTAAATTTCAACATCACATGAGTCGGCTAAGATTGCCGGCTCTATTTATATTGGGGGTGAAAAATTGATTAGGCAAAGCCAATATTTCATGTTTGATAACGTAAAGTCGATCGACTACGGTGTGGAAAACGTTAATACAGAGTCTGGGTTAGTTGAGGAATCTTTTCTAGGTTCACGATCAGTTAATGAAACCTATGTAAAAGGAAGATCAGAGCCATACACTGAAGGTGTCAAAAGAGAATCAAAACAATTCCCTTTAAACTTTTATGTTGGTGAAAATTATGATGAGAAAAAAATAAGAGCAATTAAGCGCTGGCTAGATGTCGATGATTACAAGCCTTTAGCGTTCAGCGAAAATTTAGACATTGTGTATTATGCAATGCCCGTGGATACCAGTGATTTAGTCCATAATGCGGCTAGACATGGATATGTTCGTTTGACTATGAAATGCAACTCCCCTTATGCATACAGTCGAAACACAAGTACCCACTCCTTTGATATATCATCAGGAATGAAAACCATTGAACTCCATAACAAAGGCGATGTTGCGATTTACCCTACTGTTGAAATTCTTAAAATTGGCGACGGCGATGTAAAAATCGAGAACCTGAGTGATTATACTGATCCCTTTATATTCAGCAATCTAAAAGACAGAGAAATTGTTAAAGTGAATGGTGATAAAGAAATAATCGAGTCGACTTTATATGGGAATGAAAGATATGATGATTTCAATGACAATTATATTAAATTGGATTACGGAAAAAACCGATTAAAAGTGACTGGAAAATGCAAACTGAGACTCACTTTCAGATTTAAGTATCGGTAAGAAGGTGAAAAATTGATAACTATTCGCAAGGATACAGAGATAAAAAACATACGCTTATCCCTTGCTAAGCCAGATAAGACTAAAATAGCCAACATTGATGAAGTTCTGAATCCAACTGTAACTTTAAATCATGGGAGCAGCGTTCACGAACTCTCCTTCTCTATTCCGCTTAAGGCCACCTATGATGGGGTCATTAAAAGGAATCATGTTGTAGATTTACTAAAACCCTGGTACCTAATTAAAACTGAGTTTTATGGGCTTTCGATTTGGTTTATTATCACAAAAAGAACCAAGTTGGTATGTCAACACTAAACTAGACAGATTTTTTAAGGTGTTCAAGTTTATAATCAATCGGG